AAATAGTGTCGCCATGGAGGCATGGAGGAAACCCCGAAATGGGAGACCTTAAAACGTTCCAGGCGCGATTCATCGCACTCCGCCAGCAAATGTTTGCTGACGGGTTATCAATGAACTTACCTCTTCATTCGAATGATCTTACTCTTCTATCTGAAAGGATAGAAAAGGAAGGTACTAGCTTTGCTAAGGTAACCTTACCCACTTTAGGGAAGGCCCTTAATCAGGGATTAGTAAGCGGACACTTCGCGTGTATCGCCCACTTTCGATTGAGGAAGGACACCTGCCTCCCATCTTTTATGTATTCGTGTTTTGCACGAGTATTTGAAGATGATGGCAGTGTTCGTCGATTGCCTTGTCTTAATACCATACGCTTCTTGCGCCAATTCCTTTTATTCGATAGTAAGCTCTATTATGAGCCCACATCGGAAATGAAGGAAGGGGCTGTGAACGAGTTTGCGAATCGTATGTATGAACTTCGTAAGAAGCGCATACCTACCTCGCATCCCGTTCTACTAAGAGCTAGGAAGCTCTTAGGCAAGGTCCTTGCGAATCTGGACTTAGGAGACATTACCCCAGGGCATGGCCCTGGAGCTGTCGCCGAAAGAACGGACAAGTTCGGACGCTGGGATTTCTCCTCTTGGCCTGCAAAGGCTGAGAGTTGTTATCCCTATCTAGTGTATGGATCTCACTCCTTTAGAGCCACCCTTGAGCGTGGGACAGGAATACCTCTTACAAGAAATTGTAAGACAAGGTGCTGTCTTGTTCCCAAGGACTTTAAAGGTCCGAGACTGATTTCTGCCGAACATACTGTTAATCAGTATCTTCAACAGGGTCAGATGAAGTCGCTTATGTCTTTCGTCGACAATCATTGGCTTCTTAAGAGATCGATAAAATTGAGGGATCAAACCCACAACCAATTGCTCTCCCAGGTTGCCGTTGATAGGTGTTTAGCCACATTGGATCTCTCCAATGCGTCCGACACTGTTTCAGCTACTTTAGTATGGTACCTCTTTGGAGAGGTGCCTAAGATACGTAAGCAGCTGATGTCCACGAGATCTGATATAATGGTCCACAAGGACCGGTGTATCAAAATCACGGCATTCGCTCCGATGGGGTCAGCTACATG